GCAAAATATTCTGATATCGTTGAGATGGTTTTGGAAATGCACCCACACTATGAGCCTCATCAACGATGATCATATTCCAACTTGTACCCTTAAAATTTTTTAACTGTTCAAAGTTAGTTGTGGATACTACCTTCTCAAGATTCATCTTTCTGACATCACTCTCAATACTTGGTATTGCCTTTTTCTTAGTAATAATCAAAACTTTTTCCAATGCCATATTCTTCACAACAGACAGTGCCACCATTGTCTTGCCTGTTCTACATTCACCACTTAAATATGCACATTTTTTGATCTGACAAAGCCTGGTCAACTTTCTGCTTGCCACTTTTTGATAATCTCGTAATTGAACCATTGACCATACTGTATATGGTGCTATCTTACCCTATAGTTACACATAAACAACCCTAGATATGGAACAAGAGCAAATTTTAAAAACAATCAATATTCAACTCTCCCAGGGTCAGATAAAATGGCTTGATGATAATAAAGGTTCTGAATCTAGATCCTGTTTACTAAGACTTATAGTTGCTGAAAGAATGGAGCAGGCTGCATAACAATGGATATAAAAGAAGAACTGCTTGGCCTTCCCAAGCACTGGGGTTTTGTTGCCGTTCAAAATAAAAGACCATATCAAAATGATTGGCAGAATAATCCACTTACACGTTCACAGTTATTTAAAGAAATTTCCTCCAACAGATCAACAGGTATTGGTGTATGCTGTGGTGTTCCTTCAGGTGGCCTGCTTTTCCTAGATCATGATGGCCCATCAGCAGGGAAGATATTAGGTGAATGGGGTTTTTCATTATCATCACTCCCACCATCATGGATGGTTACATCAGGTCGGGTTGGTAGATTCCAAATAATCTATCAAGTTCCAGAAAAGTATTGGTCAAAGATAAAAACTCGCAAATTTCAGACAGGGGTAAAAGATGAGGATGGTTCTGTTGAACAAATAGAACTGCGTTGGAATGGTACGCAATCCATAGTATCTGGTAAACATCCAAAAACTGACGGTTATAGGTGGATGGATGGTCGTTCACCCTCTGACCTTGAAATAGCAGAAGCTCCTCTTGAAATAATAAAAAAGATGATGGAGCCAAAAAAGAAAAAAACACCACAGATACAAACTCTTAATTCAGATACAGACAAAGCACGTTCTCTTCTTCAATCAATAAATCCAAACCGCTTAGATGACTACGACACATGGGTAAAAATTGGTATGGCTGCTCATTCAGTTGGAGATGATTCTCTCCTTTTCGATTGGGAACAGTTATCACAAAAAAACAGCAAATATAAATCAGGAGAATGTGAAAAAAAATGGTCATCTTTCAAATCATCAGGGGTTTCTCTTGGTACTCTCCAGAAGTTTGCCTCCGAAGATGGTTGGACTCCACCACCACGCACTTTTCCAACATCAATAGAACCAAAAGAAGAATCAACTCCTGTTCCTCGTAAATTAGAACAACTTACATCACAGGAACTTATAAACTTTTTACGCAACCTCAAACACGAAATTAGATTTAATACCTTCTCTCATTCAATAGAAATGGATGGCAAAGTTATAAAAAATATTGAGATTTTTTATCTTACTCTCGCAGAACTTGGTTACAAAGTGCCAAAAGAAATGGCAGTTGATTGTCTTCTAAAAGTGGCCCATGAAAATGAATATGATCCTGTAAAGCTTTATCTTGATCACTGCTACAACGAAATCCAACCAGCTTATATTGAATCTTTGGCATCAACATATTTAAGGCCACAGGATCAAAGCCTTACCGAACCGACAATATATGACACCATGCTAAAACTCACACTTATAAACGCAGTAAGAAGAGTTTATATGCCTGGTTGTAAACATGACACCGCCACCGTCTTACAGGGTTCACAGGGTATAAAAAAATCATCATTCTGGCAGACACTTTTCGGCCCTTTCTTCTCAGATGCTCTCGGTGATATTTCTTCAAAAGATGATCTTCTCGTACTTCACAGATCATGGGGAATGGAATGGTCAGAAATTGACGGAATCACAAGCCGTAAACACGCAGGGGTGGTAAAAGCTTTTTTGTCAAGATCAACAGATCTTCTCAGAGTTCCTTACGGTAAAGCCGTAGAAGAATGGCCAAGACGTGGCATCATAGTCGGAAGTAGCAATAAAGAATCAGGTTTATTGATAGACGACACTGGTAACAGACGTTTTCATGTCATCCCCTGCACTGCAAAATCAATTGACCTCGATTCCTTGCAGCTTGAACGTGATGCTCTTTGGTCGGCTGCTATTCATGCCTTTAAAAATAATGAACCTCATTTCCTCTCATACGAAGAGGAGCATCAGATTGAAAAAGAAAATTTATCTTACATGGTTGATTCTCCTTGGTCATCCGTTATCAGTCATTGGTTAAATGATCCTTCTAATTCAGTAAAAGATATTACTATTGAAGTTTTGTTAACAGATGCTATTGAAAAACCTATCGAAAGACAAACAAAAAGTGACATGATGACCGTAAGTCAAATCTTACGCAGTCTCAAATATGATCGAAAAAAGAAAAGAGTGATGGGAACACCGAAATGGGTCTGGTTT